TGCATTTATATCAGCATCAACAATAGTTCCATCTGCTATTTGTGTTGACGTTATACTTCCTATCCTTTCAAGATATGCTTTTGTTACTCCATCTTGTGCATTTGTCGGATCAGCTAAATTTTTAATTTTATTGCTATTTGCATTAATATCTCCCGTCATAGGAGTAGAGCCATCAGTTTTAAATTGCGTAGATGTTAACGTAGCAACATTATTGGTAGCTGTATTAGCTGCATTTTCTGAACTAATAGCTTTAGCAGCAGACAAATCATTTTTATCTTGCTGCTCCTGGACAACAAATAAATTCTGTAAATTAGCGTTATTTAAGTTGTCACCTATAAGGTTTGATCCATCTGCAAATTCAACAATTTGACTACTATCAGGTGTATCTCTTTCAAGAGTTAAGACAACACCATTTGCCAGGTTATGTGGATTACCAGTAGTTGTTCCTGAATTTAATGTAGATCCAATAAGTTGTATTGTTGTATCGCTTGTAAAGTTATAATCTGTTCCGCTTACTAATAATGCTGTTTGTGTATTGGCTAAAATATCACGACCATAATAAACCTTTATATGATCTTTAAGAATATAATTATACGGAATAGTGAAAGTGTGCTGTGGACTTCCAGAATTTCCAGTAAAGGTGGCATAAGAAAGTGGCATCTACAACCCTAGTGGCTTAATGTCGTATTTTCTTAGGTCGTGGTTCTTTGCTGCTAAGTAGAGTTCTACGCTATTGTAACCTTATTCTGACTTAAAAACAGGATTTTGGCTAGATATATTATTTACTGTCGCTTTTGCTTCTGTCAAAGCTTTGTCTCTAAGTTCAATCTCTAACTTATTCATGCGTTCTTGCCATTGCATTGCAGCGGGTGTATCACTTCTACCTATAGAATCAGTTGTTATTAATTCATAATATTTCTTTAGTTGTGACATCATCAAATATGCAGGCATCCTTTTTAAATCCTGGTTACTTTTATCTGACACCATTACATCAGCAGTAGTTGTAGGATCTGATTGCATATTGTCGTATATAGGATCATTTATTAATGACCTGGCAGCATCTATAAATGTTCTACCTTTACCTTTTTCGTCATATACATGCCTTTCTAGTAATGGATTTATTTTTATATCTACTAATTCTTTTTGTTCTTTTATTCTTACACCCAAATCTTTTATGTTTACAAATACTGGCAAGCTAACTCTTAATGATTTATTTGGCCCGCCTAGTTCTGCCCTGGCAACTGGCCCTAAATTTGGTACATCGTTTACACCTGGAGCAATAGAACCATAAGTATCATTAAATTGCTTTTGTAAATCATCAGACATAGGTACATCCATTAACCTTTTTCTAAGCAATGGATTAGGAGGATCTAGCAGTTCTAGCATCTGCAACTCTGCATATACCTTGTCATTAGGATGCAAGTGCGGGAAAAATCTATGCTCTAAATAATGAACAAGCTCCATACCAAATGGCATTTTGATGTCAGACCCTAACCAATCTTTGTCTTTATATGCACCGCCAGCTACGCCAGTAAGACCAGTTACACCAGTAGCAGCATTTTTTAATATTCTTTCTGCATTTTGTATAACCCCAATATCGTATATTTCTTCGTCTTTTTTAGTTGGTTCTGCATCTCTAAATAAATTAGATTTTTTTGAATTTGTTGCTCTTTCTGTACTTCTTATAATTCCTATACCTGGCATCTGACTACCACCCATATAACCAAATAAATCCATCGGCCTTCTTTTGCCGTATTGATCACCATACATAAGATCAGTTATTTGTGACAACGTACCTAACGCTGTATTTCTTCTTAAATTTCCAACCAATGTATCTAAAATTGCACCAGCTATTGTCTTTTTATCGTAATCACTTCTTACAGCTTTTTGACCACCATCTATTATGTCGCTTATAAGAAACATAGTATTAATAATTGGCAGACCGCCAATTAAAGGAACACCAAACATGCTGTTAGGTTTTTTGCCTTGCGCTTTTAATTCTGTAAGCCATGCAGCTCTTTCCTGTGGATTAGTTGGGCCGTTACCTATTATCTGATCATTTGCTTTTGCAATTAAAGCCATACTCCAGACATGAAATGCAAGTATTGCATCAGCTTTTGCACTAGCTATTTGTTCTGGATTTAATCTTCTATTGCCAGTAGCATGGCCTACCCAATCATTTATAGACGAAAATCCAAGTCCTTTTAAATCTAAAGAAACACCTTTCATTGGTGCAACAAGATATGGTGCAACAGTTATGTCAAATAGTGGAGATGTCTGCCTAGCTCCATTAACAATTTCATAAAACTTTTTACCAAGAAAATTGCCTTCACCTGGAGGACTTTGGAATCTCATGTCTTGTGAAAAGTCTGACGCACCTCTACTAAGGTCATCTAAATTAACAGGCCCACCGTATGTATTGGCAACTCTAGTTTTTATTATTTCATCAGCAACTGCTCGATCATCCATTATTCCAGGCGGAATGTTTTGCTCTTGTCTATATGCTTTAATCTGTGCTTCGCTTGGTTCTAATTTATAAAACTGCTCTGCAAACTGATCATTTATATATTTATTTATGGATTCTTCATCAAACAATCCAAGCTGCACTCCATCTCTTCTAGCTTTAAATTCAAGATCCGTTCTTAATTTATAAACATGATAACCATAGCCGAATGGAGCATCTAAAGCTGCTAGTGCTGAAAAGCCTGGTCTTAATGCCGCTGGATGTTTTGTTTTCCTATACAACCATAAACGTGTAGCTGCATGTAATTCTCTTCTATATTTTTCTGGATTTAAATAACTTTTCCAATTACCTTCTACATTCATTGCATCTTCTAAATCAGCAATTTTT